ACCTTCTTGATCGACGCCTCTTGCACATTCTGATCGATCTCGACCTGCATGGGCGGGCGCCCATAGGCGCGATTGTGCATTTCCTTCCAAACCTCTAGCTGCTCCCAGAACGAATATGCATAACCACGTCCGTCTGGCCCTTTGCCATCCTCGGCCTTGGCGGACATGACCCTTTCACAGAACTCGTGCCCATATTTGTCGATGAGCTGGGCGTATCTCTCCTGCATCTGAAAGCGCTTGAGGCGATCCACTAAGCCAGGATTAGCAGACCCGACCGGTCGTCCTCGCGGACGGCCCGTTTTCCTCTTTAGGTGTGCAGGAGATTCGACTAACGACATGCGTGTTTTTATTCCCGCATCGCTATAGGTTTCAAGAGCTTACCCGCAGCAATTCTAGCTCCGCGGCTTTAAACGGCGCTTGCGCGTGATGCGAAAGCCATACAGCCGCATCAAGTTGGGATCGTGCTTGATGTATTCGCGCAGTTGTTTACGAACCTCCCGCTTGGCGGCGGGATCGTCCTCTAACGTCGGATCCTTCCTGATCTTGGCAGAAAGGGCATCCACGTAGCGTTTGATGTCCGCGTCGCTGAGCTCGTTGGGGAAAGCAGACAGTGACCGTTTGCCGAACACAAACATCAATCGTGCGATTTCGCGGATTCTTTCGTCGCGCTCCTGTATCGATACGCCCTCCGGACATGGTTAGCTGCTATTTATACCACACGATTTCACTAACCGTTTCCAACGGCACCATGAGGTGCAACTGTTTCATTCCGCCCATGGACCGTGCTTCTTGAGCGCGATCTTTACATCACTTCGTCGCTAATCGGCGTTGATCACCTCGAAACTTTTCCAGGCATAGTCGACATTTCTTTGCTCTCCTTTTCCTGATTTCGGTAAGCCGACGCACCAAGATCACTGCTTACTGTTCGCTTTTGGTAGCGGCCTGTGCGCGGTGCAGTAGCAACGGCCTTGAACGGGGGATTCGTGATGCCAGTCCGGCGAGCGGACGTAAGCTCGCGAACAAGGAAATCCACTGGCGCTTTCCCAAACCCGTAGTCGAAGATATCGGTCGCGATCACCTTGGCGCCGACGATCTCGGCAAGCATCGCGGCCATATGACCTTCGCCACAGCCAGGCTCCCAAATCACTCCAGGGTTTTCGACGTCGATCCCCAACTTGCGGAGAACATGATGTATGAGAGCTCGCGTCGCCCACGGTGGCGTCGGGAAAAAATCGAGGGCGGCCAGCGGTTCGATGCGGCGTGCTATCAGAGCCTCTTGGAATGGGCGTGGTCACCATCATTCTCCAGGAGTGACTATAATGCGCTCAATCTTATTCCAATTCGGACCGATCGCGACAAAGTCGTGCGGCTCGATAAGCTCCTCGAACGCAACGACCTCCATCGAGCGATCAGTGGGCTCCGCGGACGCGCGCTGAGCGCGTGTTCGTCGAGCGCAACAAACACACCATCCTAACTGCGTTGTTGGTGCCCAAGTGGACTTAGTGGCCTTAGTGATCTTTTTATCCTCCTTCTACAAACTGTCATTTCTTCTTTGCTGACACTTTTTACGCGTTAGAGGAAAAAGCCCCAAAGGCCACTAAGTCCACTTTTGGGTAATCAGGCACCGGATTGAGCAATCAAACACCAAACAGGATATCCATCCTTCATTCCCGTCTGTGAAAGCGTGAGGCCGTAGACAATTTGCCCCTCGACCTTTCTGAGCCACCGTCCAAGCCGGTCATTGCTCACTACATTATTGTTGCCGCTTGCGGCGACCCCCAGCAGTGCGGTGTGGAAGTCCGGTGCGTTGATCGCTGCATTGATCACTTGCTGCACAGTGTAAGGCTGGCCAATCCCGATATGGTCCTTCCATTGGACCAAAACGGTGTTGAGCGAGGCACGTTTCGGATCCTTGTCCCGGATCTTCCGCACCGTATCGCAGGGATCGGCGCGGCCGAGCCACAGGAGCGGCGCGCGGATCCGACGGCACCAGTCGCCAAAAGATCCGAAAGGCGGCATGTCGACGCGAGCGTCCGTCATATGCCACGCGCGCAGCACCGTGAGTGCCGCGGTAACGAGCTCGCCGCGGTTGGCTAAGATGGTCTCGATCACGTCGGTGTCGAATTGACGCAACTCTGGGCGCTCGCACTGCGGGTCCAGCGAGCACAGCAAGACGCGGCGCGTGAGATCGCCAGCGATGGCGAGATTATTGCCGGTCGCAAAGATGGCGGCGTTGATCGGTACTTCGACGTGGCGAGATTGGCCGAGCAGCCGGATGTTGAGCCGCTGCTGCGTCAGCGCCTGGCACAGCAGTGAGCTGGTCAGCGGATATTCGCAGTTATCAATCGAGATGATCGCATCGCCCGCGAGCAGCGCGGCGCCCAGGCGCTTCTCAAGTTCCTCTTCACTATGTCCTTGGGAGATGACCGGCGCGAGCTGGCCGGTCGCGATTGTGGCCGCGATGTCGACCAGCAGCGACTTGCCTGATCCCGGCGCCGGCGCAGTGAATGCGTGCAACGGGGCGGTCCTCATGGCGCGCCGGTCAAGCACGGACAAAATCGCCGACAGCGCCACGCTGCGGTCGGCCGGCGCGACGAAGGGAAACGTGGCAATCAGGTCGTCGACCACGGCCAACGCCGCGAGCGCTTCGTCCTTCGAGGGGTGCTGAGGGACCTGCCGGAAATCCTGGCCGTCTGGCTTGAAGAGTAGCCGGTGCGTTCGCAAATCGAGCCGTCGGCACGCAGGAACGGCGCATTGGCGATACCGGACAGAACTGGCAACTTCCACTCGCCGTGGCGCGCTAGGTAGTTCTCTGCCACACGATCTGGCGCGTTGATCGGCACAAAGCTCTTGGCGCGTCCATCGTACTTCAAAAACTGCGCGGCTCGGGTCAGCGTCTCGACCAGGTGTGGGCGTGTGACTTGGACCAGGATCCAGCATTTTGTGTCCCGGTCATCGGCGGCCTTCACTTTCGAGAGGACCGGCCGCTCGACCAGACCGCCGCGCTGGTAGATTTCGCGGCCGAGCGAGAGCAGCGCGGTCTCGGCCTCGTTCACGACGCGCGGCAGCTCGCCTGAAACGACGTAGATCTGCGGCCAGGGGTCGTCGGTAGCCGTTGCACCGGTTGCGGCAGCGCGCTTGCGAGCGCGCCATTTGTCATAAGATCGCATGACTTCGGCATGCAGCCGGTTTGCGAACTTTGCGGCGATCCCGGCCGGGTGCTTGGCCAGTTCATCAGTGATCTGATCGGCCGTCCAACCCTTGCCAGCGAGGTGCCAGACGGTCGCTTGGAAGAGGTCGCTGCGTTGGCCTTCGGGCGCTCCGTTGCGGATTAGGTTGTCATAATCAATCGGGTGTACCTGCGGGCCCGCGTCGTTGAAGTCTAGACCACTGGCCTGCACGGGCGGTCCGCCGTAGCGCGCGAGCACCGCGTCGATGAAGCTGTCGAGCGGCGGCAGCTCGCGGCAGGTGCCGATCTCGAGGCCGGACACGGTGATGTAGCGCGCTGTGTTGCGGTAGACCTCGACGCCCGCCCCGGTCTCGCGGTCGAAGGTGAACTTGCGATGCGCTTCCGGGCCGCTGGCCTTGCCGATCACGCGCAAGCCGCTGCCACTGACAGTGATTTCGCGGTAGGCGCCGCCCGCCTCGGCGCTGAGCTGCTCGGCCCATGGTTCGAGCGTGCCAGTTTCGGCATACCGACAATGATCGAGATCGCCAGCGCCGATATCGGAGCCCAGCAGCATGAAGCCTATCCCGTCGGCGTTGCCCGCCGTCACGGCGGCGAGCGCGGTCTCGTAAGTGTCCCAGGTGGTGGAGTCGTTCGACCTTGCATTGCGGCTTGGATCGCGCGGCATCCGCGGAGGTTTGGTCCACTTGCCGGCACCGGTCTTTGTGGCGCGCCATTCCCATGGCCATATAACCCAGCGCGGTTGCTCCGTTAGCGGCGCGAGCGCGGTGGGCAAGTTCGCCAGGTCGCCGTTGTATGTCCTCGGCTTCTCATTCATTCCATCCCACCCTGACGTAGATCGATCGCAACCAAATCGCTTGCTTTGGGGTGGGCTCACCGCGCGCCTCGGTCCATCGCACCATGTCGTTGACGAAGGCGCGTTCGTGATCGCGCAGGAGATCAGGACGCGAAGCGCATTCGCGCGCGATCTGGTTCCAGGATGGCTCGCGCACCTTACCCTGCCTCGCCCGCGCGACTCCGGCCGCTTCAACCATGTCGGCAAGCGCGTGTATGTCCAATTTACCGCCGTCGAGTACGCGCTTGAGCGCATGGACGGCGGCGAGCACCTCGCCGTCACGGTTCGATGAGAGCAGCCGGATCAGCTCGCCGAGCTTGTCGGCCAACGGTGCCAGCCCATTCACGGCCAGCACCGTGTGCGGTGGCCGCACAGAAGGCAGCGCCAGTCGTCGGAATCTTCGGTCACGCGCGGCAGCAACTCACCGGCTCGCGTCGCCTCGATTACGGCGACGGCGCGGTCGGACCAGGCCTGCGCTTGCACCGGGTGGAACGGCAGCAGCAGGTGCAGCCGCTCGCACGTGTCGGCGTTCACTACGGTGAAGAGCGCTGGGTTGTTGGCGACATCGAGGTATGCCTGATAGAGCCACGCCTGCGCAGCGTAGTGCGGGTAGGCTTTCTCGAGGCCATCGCGCTCGAGCCGTGTCCAGCCATTGCGGCCGAGCGCCTTGTGCTCCCAAATGCACGGAACCCGAACGCCGAGAGAGGCTGGTGCGGCAGTGATGATGCCGTCCGCGTGTCCGCGAAACAGGCCGCCGGCCGTGACGAAGCTCAGGCATTCGTCTGGAGCAAACTGAAACCCGGCGCGCTTGAGGTGCTCGCGGCTTATCTGCTCGAAGAAGTGGCCGCGCGCGAAGATGTCTCGCGTTCTGGAGGGGTGTGCTGGATCGCACATCCAATCGTATTGGATCTTGCGCAGGCACTCGCTGCCGATCGTAGACGCGCCAAGGTATTGTCGTTGGTTTTCTTCCGGCGGCGCGGAGCGCTCGATCAGGTCATTAATCGAAACGCTGATCGGCTGAGCCGACATAATGGCGCGGTTGAAGTTCAACACGGCGTGTTGCTTTCAAAACGGAATCGCTGGCGTCATCAACGGATCGCCCGCCGCAGCGCTAGCCTCCCGTGCTGGGACGCTGGGGTTGTTTCTGATGATCACGCGGCGGCCAGCGTCGCGTGCTATCTCGCCGCGCCGGACCAGTCGCAACGCCGCCAGCAGGAACGCGACCATTTCGTCGCGCTGCCAATCGCCGATTGGTTTCGACCAATCAATCCCCGGAACGTCGGCCAGCTTCGGCAAGATCACTGTGATCACGCCGGCGTCCATGGGATCCGGATCGAGGCCGGTCACGCGGAGGACCAAGTCTGTATCGATCTCCTCGGTCACGGCCTGTTCGGCCTTCGTCGACATCCAGCCGAACAGGATGGCGGCGACGATCCAGTCCCACTGGGCGTCGCAGAGACCGCTGACCGGCACATCCCGCGGGAACCTTCCACCCAACACAACGTCGCGCGCGGCCTTGATGGCGGCTGCGGTCGCGCGCCGCTGCCATTCGGCTTCCCTGGCCTGGTCACGCTTGCGCATGCCGGCGAGCGCGCGCTGCTGCCAACTGTCACGCATGCTCATAAGGCCCAGGCCGGTCGTTTGATACTGCCGGCTGGCGCTGCAGCCTGCGGCGTTGGTGCTGCCATTGCCGGTGCTGCCGGAGGCGTCGTAGCCGCGGACGGTGGCGTGACGACCTGCTCGACCGGGCGCCAGTCCGCACGGTCCGGTGTGATGACCTCTTGCAGGACATTCTTTGCCGGATAGCCGTTCTGCGGCGGCTGCACCCCAATGCGGCCGACAAACCGGATGTTGTTAAAATCGCCGTACCCATCCACGCGGCGCGCCCGCATGGCAGCAGCACTGTTGTCGTCAGGACGGATGTTGCGCGCGCTCTCGAGCATGGCACGAAGAAGACGGCGGCTGATCGAGGCAGCCTCAGCGTGTCCCGGCGTGTCGCCGGCCACCGTGAGCCGCGTCCAAAATTTGCGCTTGGCGTATTTGCCGCCGACGACGGTAAATTCCAAATCGAGACCCACGCTGTCGTTCGCTTTCGAGGGCGTCAGCCAGCGTCCTTCACCGGCGCCTCCCGGCCGCACCGTCACGTGCAAGGTCGCGATCGTGCCGTCCGGGATGACCTCAAAACTGCGCTGCGTAGGCGCGTTGTTAAAATCGAAATCATCCGTCATTTCTCTCTCCTTGAGTTTGTGAGCTTCTGGTCGTGTGAAGGCTTGGTAAGTTTGTTGATCAATTTTCCGAGGTCGGGTTCTTCGATCTGATCGAGGCGGCCACTACGGTCTTTCGCCGGCCACCCCCACGGATTAGGCTGCGTACACACGAACGCCCGAACAGGCTTGCCCTCGCCGAAATCGATGAACTGCATAGTGATGATCTGGTCGACGATGCCCGGCAGTTCGCGGGCGGTCTTGGCGCCTTCCATTTGGATCGCGAACTCGGCGCGATTGAACTCGTCGATCAGCTTCTCGAGGATGGCGACGAAGATGACGTTCTTTCCGCGCGTGTGCTGCAGCTGATGCAGCTAGGCCAGCATCTCGCGACCGTGCAGGCCATAGGCGCCACGAATGTCCTTCTTTCCGGATCGTTCCGAAAACGCCTCCGGCTGCTGCTCGGCCCAGCGGAACGAAAGCCGGCTCAACGCCGTACTACTGTCCACAAAGATGGTGTCGTATTTGTCGAGGTTATTGAGCGGGCCGCCGACTGCATCGTAGTGCGCTTCGGAATACGCGCTCGTCGGTGGGTAGCTCGGGTTGGGTCCGCCGATGCGGACCGCCAGGTCGCGCGCCGTCGGCCAGTCCTCGATACGGACCGTGTCGACTGAGACGTCCTGAACGGCGAGGTCGCCGGCCTCGACGTCGACGAACAGGCAGCGCTCCGGATTGAGCGTTCGCAATAGGCTCGTCTTGCCAACACCGCTAGGACCGACAATCAAAATTTTGGCGCAGCGATGTTCGGCCAAACGCTCTTCCGCACGGATGATGCTGATCACCGCTGCGACTCCTGCGCTGCGGTTGCAGTGGGTGGAGGTGCGTATTCATCGTCATCGCCAACTCCGTCGCTGCCGTGGCCGGCGCACAGGGCGCAGCAGCATTCGTCATACTGATCAAGGATAGCGCTGTGAGCGGATGGGGCGGCAAACTGCTTGTCACGCTCGGGGGTGACAATCGCTGTGTCGGGTACTATAAGGGCCATAACTGAAGTGCCTTTTGAGATGGCGCTGCGCCGGCCAGGGTGCAGCTAGAAGCGTAACTGAGCGCTCAGCCGGGGCTGGGCGCTTCGTTTTCCAGACATGGCGTCAATCCAGCATCAAGGCGTGGCGCAGTCGCATTCCATTTCTTCGCGGGCTCAGTTGGATGATCTTGTCCTGGTGCCGACGTTTGATCGTGTCGACAGACGTACTTTGGAGCTGGGCAGCCTCCTGAAGCGGCACGATGCGCTCAAGTTCGAGCTCAGGTGAAAGTTTGATGCGACTATTTGTTAGCGCGGACATCGGGGGAGGTCCTCTTTTGCGTGAGATGCTTCTTTGTGCATCATCACGCAGAGAGAAATCCTCCAAAATGCACAAATCAAATGCACAAATGCGGCCAAAACGACAAATTCCGATTAACTAGTGCATTCCGGACGGCTGTTCGCTGTTAATATCCTTCGCGCACAAACATTCACGAGCTTTTTGTGCGATTTTTGTTCGGAAAAAGCTTCCAATCCCGCAGCCGGTTTTCAATCGAACGAGCTTTCATCGGACGGACGCGTGGGTTTGTCTTGCTGCGGCTCAGCATGAAGCTTTCGAGCTCACGTGAGAGCTCGGTAATGGTAGCTGGAATGTTACCGAGTTCTTTTCTGCATTTGACTTCCGCGCTAAGTAGGGGTCTTGGCGGCAGTCTAGTCAGGAGCTTAGCAGGCGCCGCTTTTGGCGCGCGTAGCGTCGGGCGTAGCCGGGTCAACCACGCCTGCACTCCGCGAGATTCCAGCTCGACATTAGTCACTGCTGGTGGGGCCGCCGGCCCACCAGGTAACCTTCGAACGACCGCGATCAACAAGAGCAAAATCGGATTAGTCTCGATTTCGATTTTCAACCGGTTCCATTCGGTAGGTGCGACCCAGCGTACGGCCGTGTCGCCGTGGAATAGCCCGCGTGCTCGGACCTCGCCCCTGCGAAGCGCGGCGAGTACCAGCTCCTCAGATTGGTGCGTTCCACCGGCGATCTGCACTTGCTGTGCGGTCAATATGAGTACCCTCGAGAGCGACCAGAATTGGACGGGGTCTTGATCGCGCGGTCCAGACGGCAGCATCTTTTGCGGCACTGCAGCAGTTCCCATTTAGGCTCGCAGCGTCACGACCTCGCTCTCGCGTTTCTCAAGAAGGGCAAGTACGTGGTTCGTCCACATCTGCAGGGCGACTCTTTTTTCGCGCTCGTAAGTGCTGCGATTGTAAACGCCGTGAATGCCGTGCTTGTGACCGCTGACGTGATTTAATATTGCTTCAATGATGTGCGGCGCAGCGCCGAGCTCAGCCATGTGCGTCGCGCACGAGCGTCGGATGTCATGTAAAGTCCAGCCGGGGAGGGGATGGCCCATCATTTCAGCGACACGGGCGTCAAGGCGCGCTTTGCATCGTGACCATCCGCTGAAACCACCAGTGCCACGACCAAATACGTGTTCGCGATCGCGCCGTCGAGGTTGGGCATCGATGATCGCTTGAGCGGGCTCAGAAAGTGGTATGACGTGTTCGCGTTTGTTTTTCGTTCTTTCGGACGGCAGAATGATCCTGTCGTTGACGAGCTCAGACCAGCGCAGGCCCCCAATTTCCTCGCGCCGCTGGCCGGTCAGGATTAGCAGTCGAACGATTGCGCTAAATTCATCGTTGCCCAACGCCTGCCATACGATGAGAAGCTCGTCCTCATTGAGGACTCGTGCGCGCGAAACCTCCTCTCGGCGGCCAGTACCGATGACGGGGTTAGCGTCGGCCAGGCCTTCCCGCATGCACCAAGAAAAAAACGCCGACAGGCAGGTGCGTGCTCGGTTCGCTGCCGCGGTTCCGTTGGCGGTCTCAATCCGAAAAAGTTGTTCAGCGATTGCCCGACGATCGATCCTGGCGAGCGGTAGTTCGTGAAATGAGCGCAGATAGCGGCTCAGGTAGCGATCGATCTCGATGTAGCTGCGGGGGCGTACACGCGCCTTCTGTCGAGGCAGGTACCTTGCCAAGGTGGCACCGAACGTGTCGGTGATCTGCGCACGTCGCTCATTGCGTTCGGCTGCAACGTCGTGACCCAGCCTCACATAAGCGTGCAGTTTGGAAGCAGTCGCGCGTGCTTGCTCGAGCTTGATGGCACTGGCGTTGCCCAACGTCATTCGGCGTTGTTGGGTACCGATCTTGAACTGAAAGACGAAGGAACGCCCCCCAGTTGCGCGCAGTCTCAGTCCAAGGCCGGGCAGGGTGTCGTCGAATACGATCATCTCGCTTCGGCGTAGGGGCAGTTTGAGAGCGTCAACAACCCTCTGTGTAAGTTTCATCTGTGCATCGTCTCAATTTTGGGAAGACCCTGGGAAGATTACCACGCACTCTCCCGCACGTTCTTGCGTTCAATGGGAAGATGACCTAAGCAAAACGTACTCGAGCTGCAAGGCTTTCTGCACTCTCTTGCTGCGTCTTGAGACAGATGCGCAAGCCGCGGCAGGCTCTTTGGGAGCAGAGGGTCGCAGGTTCGAATCCTGCTGCCCCGACCATTCTAACTCGCTGGCGTACAATCGTTTTCCCGCAGGCGTTCTGACATCCGTTCTGACATCCGTTCTGACAGTCTGTTCACGGCATGTTTTCAGTTTTCTTGCGCTGCTGGGCGCGAGCATCGGCAACCGCTGCGGTCCGCCTAGCTACACGACGGATGTAGCGCACGGTAGTGCGACCATCGGAGTGCGTGAGGTGATCGCTGATCGCCTTGAAGTCCGCTCCAGCTTCGTCAGCTTCCGTCGCGCCACCAGCGCGGCTGTCCATTGACCAGACTTCGTCCGGGATGCCAGCGGCGCGCGCTGTGCGCCGGAACCGCTTCCGATACGTCCGCTCACGGATCGGCAAGCCATGCTCGCCCTTCACGATAGCTCCGACGCGCTCGTGGTGGGGGACTGACTCCAGCAGCGGGAATAGCAGGGTGTACTTGGTGAGATCGAACTCGATTGCCGAACGGGTCTTCGACGTCTTGATCCGGAACATCCAGCCGGGAATGTTTTCCCAATAAAAGCGGCCGTTCCACATCTCATCGCTCGCGTAGACCGCACCGGTGACGCCAGGAGTCGCCGGACCCCATTCGCCAATAATGTCCTTCTGGCGGAGCAGGAGATCGAATTGCGCCGCAACGCCGATTGCCATGTCGCGGTCACCAAGCTCCAAGGCCTTCCGAATGAACGCAGCGACTTGGGCGAACGTCATTTGCTGTTCACGTGCGCCTGGTTTCTCGAAGCGCAGCATGGACAGGCGTTCGATCAAATCCTTGCAATCGGAGAACCCGAGAGCCACTCCGAACCGGAGGACCATGCGGAACGTGGTGACCGCGTCATACGCACGCTTGTCGCGTGGCTTTCCACCAGATTGCTTGGGTGCTCGCCAATTCTTGTGCCAACGCTTGACGTCGATTACGGTCAGGAAGCGTATGCGACGAGCCCCAACAGTTCCTTCGATGACCTTAAGTTGCGCTTGACTTCTTGAAATCTCGACTCTGGGTGTTCCTGGAACAGACGACATAGGCTCCCGACGGTGCCGTCATATCGAGCAGATGGACCGTTGCTACCATAAGCGAGCCATTCGCGAAGCAGGGCGGTGTAGTCGCGGCACAGACGCCCGAGCGTCTGCGCATCTGCGTCGGCAGGCAGTCTGATGGTTCTATCGGGATAACCCTTGGTGTCCCTCGCGACTTGCGACGCCACCCAGTACGGCTGCCGTCCCGTGGCTGTGGCCCGCCACTTTAATCCTGGACTATTGCTCACCCCCATGTCTCCTCGCCATCCTGGCCCTCGATTGCCCCAGCTTGGTCCAGTCCGTTGTGCCGGTCCAGCCATGCCTGGACGGCTGGCCAGTAGCGACCCTTGAAAAGCGGATTAATCCGGGGGAAATCGGGGTGCCGCGTCTCTATCGCCCGAATTGCGGTTCGAAATCGATCACGACCAAGGTTGGGGTTGATACGCTTACGGAGTTCGTCGTCGTTGACAAACAGGGCGGGGGTAGCAGCTTGCGCACGCCTATGCTGTTTCTCGGCTAAAAATCGAGACGCAAGCGTCGAGGGCAATTCAGTTTGGCGGGCCATCCGCCACAAGTATTGGCAAACCCCTGCATTATGAATTACGGGTTTTAGAAGACCTAATGACTTGGATTAAACCCACGGTCGCTGGGGCGCGTGCTCGCAAGCGAGGTCCCATGCGACTAAGTTAGGTACTTGGTTGTCACGGCCAGAGACCGGAAATTGGCAGCTTTGGGCTTAGACAAGCAGCCATCAGACCGTCCGGGTATCGCAACGCCCAGGAGTCACGTTTTGAACGAGGAGTTCACGTTAAGTCTTCCGAGCTGGACGCCGCTCGCTGTAGCCGAGGAAGCGGAGGATTTGCTTTTGGAAGTGGATGAATTGCAGTCGGATCAGGCGAAAGCTCTGGAGTTGTTGAGACGACTGGCTTCTGACGCGCGCATGGAGCTGGTGTGGAGGGAAATTTACAGGAAAAGACGAAATGACGGGGGATTTTTCCATCCCGCATGCGTAACGAACGCAACGGACGCGGCGAGGAGGAGGGGTCATCCATATTGGCCGCACCGGCAAGCATGGCTCGATGAAGCCGGGAGGGTGGCGGACAGGGCCGGGATCGCTCCAGCGCATGGGCTGGGCGCAAATCCCACAACGTGCCGACAAGCAGGGTACAGCCGATCACTCGTCAGCAATTATTTGGACCGCCTCTGGAAAGGGGGAACGAAGACGCACCACTTTCGTAACCGCCTCCGTCGATCCTTTTGCTTGCTTTGCCAACTCAGCATAATGGTTCGAGAGTCTGATCGTGGCCGCTTTCGCCAAAGGGTCCTTCATTCTCACCGCAAGTATGCGTCTCTGTAGGGCTAGATCTCGCCAATATTGGGAATCTGAGGACATGGAAGCTATCCAGATCATGGACCTGCCGCATCCGCAGCGAGCGTGCCCAAGTTCATGCTCGCCGCACTTTGGTGAGAGCAACGCGCGGAAAGGAAGGAAGCCGCGTCCGAACGCGAGACGAGGCGAGCGCGACGACGGTTAGAAAACCTGTGGAGAGGTCTTTGGACGGATTCCCGACCAATCGGGCTGTGGTGGTAAGCTGGAGCCCGGCAGGTCGTTTTGCGCATTTCCGGCCTATCGTACAGTGCGGGCGGCGGGGACGGCAGGAAAATCCCCGCCGTCACAAACTGCGGCGTTCGGTGGACGCGCTGGGTGAGTTCACGCAAACCTGCCGGAATTCCGGACGTTAGGTCGCCTCGGTGCGGTCTCTACCTCTTACTTTTCCGAGTTTTCGGTTC